AGATGGGATTCAGGTAATACTTATTACTTTAGTGTAAGTAGTGGAAACTACAACACTGCAATAGGTGCCTACTCTTCATGGGATAATCAAGCTGGCGCTGGAAACACATCACTTGGTTACAACGCTGGCTATAATATTTCTAGTGGTTCTAATAACGTAGCAATTGGTTACAACTCTGGAAACAGCGGAACTAATAACTTAACAACTGGTTCTAATAATATTATTCTTGGTTATAACGCAGCAGCAACATCTGCATCTGTATCTAATCAAATAACATTAGGTAACGCTTCAGTTACAAACTTTAGAATCCCTGGTGTTGGTTTTGATATTGACACAAACCGCGCATCAATCACTGGTTATTCTAAAGTAAGCGAATACAATGCAACTACTGCACCAGTAACAAAGACAGCAGACTTCACTGTAGCTGATACTGAAAACTGGATTATTAATAATAAATCAGGCTCAGCAATTGTAGTCACTTTACCATCAGGCTCAGAATACATTGGTCGCGCAATTACATTTAACAACTGGGGCAACCATCAAATTGATTCAGCATCAAGCAACGTTTATGCCCATACTGGTGGAGCATTACAAGATGAGATTTGTAAAGGTGTTGCAGGAACTTTCGCTACAATAGTGTATGATGGTACTAGCTGGTATGTAATGGCAACAAACGCATAATTAAATAACGAAGGAAAATAAATGAAGGAAATATTTTTTTTAGCTGGGCTTCAACGCTCAGGTGCAACGATATTAAGTTCTGTTTTAAATCAGAATCCAGACTTGTGGGTTTCGCCGGCAAGTCCAATGTTACAAATGATGATTAATGCTACACAAACATTTGATTCATTTGAACATAAAGATTATGACAGAGGCAACGCAATATCTAATGCAATTGCCGCAATACCACAAAACTTTTATTATGATAAACAAGCTAACTACATTATTGACAAGAACCTTAATTGGACATCAGCCAATGGTGTAGAAGTAGCTTATCGTTATGTAAATCAAAATATTAAAATAATATGTCCAGTAAGAGATATACTTGATATATTAGTTTCATTTGACACAATCATTAATGCTCATCCTGAATCACAGCAGAATGCTTTAATGGATAAAGAAGTTTTATTAGAAACATTTCCAGACAAACCAATGGCTGATAGAAGAGCAGATTGGCTAATGAAGTTTGGTAATGATATAATGGGATGTTTAAATAACATGAAGCATGCAATGAATCCAGAATATAGACACTTGTTTCATTTTGTTGAATATGATAATTTTATAAACAACCCAGAGAAAGAGATTAATAAAATATATGACTTCTTGGAAATTAAGAAATACAATCATGAATTTGAAAATATTGAAGACAGCTCAGGCATCTCTGAAAACAGTCTTACAGGCATTAAGAATCTACACAAAATAAGACCAAAATTAGAAAAGAAATCTCGTAGACCAGAAGACGTGTTCTTGCCAGAGACACTAAGACGTTATTCAGGATTGGAGTTTTGGCGTGAACTTAGATGAACTCTTAAATGAATATAACTTCCGTAAGTGCCGTGGTCCAGAGAACGCAACACCAGCAGAACTAGCAGAAGCATTTGCTTTCTTCTGTGAAAACTATGCTTATATTAAACATCCTAATCAGGGACGTATTGCCTTTACTTTGAGGGACGCGCAAAAAGAAACTGTTAAAACATGGTTAGGTGAAAGATATACTATAGTACTTAAAGCACGTCAGATTGGATTCTCCACACTGGCTGCAGCGTATGCCTTCTGGATTACCTTCTTCTGGCCAGATAGATTTGTGGTCATGCTTTCAAAGACTGAACGTGAAGCTACAAAGCTTTTACAAAAGGCTAAGTATATTTATAAATTTATACCTGACTGGATGAGATTGTCTGGTCCAGAGATGCTACAGAACAACGTTCTTAAGATGTCGTTTAGTAATGATTCTGTAATTGAATCAATGCCATCAGCTAACGAGCCTGCTAGAGGTGAATCGGTATACTTGGCTATAATCGACGAGATGGCGTTCTTGCCTAATCCTGAGGAAGCCTGGGCATCAATAGAGCCAATTGCAGACGTAGGTGGTCGTGTAATCTGTCTGTCTACTGCCAAGGGTGAGGGAAATATATTCTTTAACTTGTGGCATGGGTCACAGACTGGCACCAACCGTTTCCGTGGAATCTTCTTTCCATGGTCGGCATCAGGACGTGACCAAGCTTGGTATGATGCTCAAGCCGCAGAACTACCAATATGGCAATTACACCAAGAGTACCCATCAAATCCTGAGGAAGCTTTCATTCGTTCTGGCCGCCCAGTATTTGACATTGATGCTTTAATGAAATTCCAAACTGAAGTTCCTAAGAAAGGTTTTAATAAAAAACTCTCTGATGTTCGAAACTCTTTTATGTTTGAGTCCTCCGGTGGACCGCTCTCCGTATGGGCCTTACCACAAGCCGGAGCTAGATATGTTATTGGAGCTGACGTGGCCGAAGGATTGGCTAGGGGTGACTATTCTGCTGCTCATGTTATTGATGCCAAGTCTGGTCTTGTAGTAGCCCATTGGCATGGACACGTAGACCCAGACAAGTTTGGCGAAGAAGTCCTATTTTCTTTAGGCTTCTTTTATAATGAAGCTTTAATAGGTGTTGAATCTAATAACCACGGTTTAACAACTTTAACATCTTTAAATAAAGCTAATTATATTAATATTTATAGACAACGTCAATTAAACATTAGAAACGCTGAACCTACTGAAAAGCTGGGTTGGCGCACAACAACCTTGTCAAAGCCTTTAGCTATAGACGAATTAAATGCTAATCTAAGAGATGGTGCTTTAGACCTTAAGTGTGAATATACGATTGCTGAACTTAAAACCTTTGTTCGAGATGACAATGGTTCTACTCATGGTTCCCCACACGACGACCGTGTAATGTCCTTGGCTATTGCTAACCAGATGCTTAAGTACGTTTGGCTTCCAGAGTATAGTCCTAAGACTGATGCTCCATGGGGAACACTAAACTATTTTGCTAGTAGAGTTCCTAAGCCAATTAAGACTCGTGAGCGTGATTGGATTGGCGAGTTTAATAGTTATTAGACATGTAAAGAAAAATACAGTATAATAGGAGATTGTATGAAGTGTTCAACTTGCGAAAGACCGATTGACTCAGAAAATGACATAAAGAGGCAGCTTTGCTTCAAATGTCATGTTAAGGGTGTGCGATTGGGGTTTACTCATGGGCAAGAAGTATTTCATGGACCAACTGAAAGAGAACAGCAAAGAGCTATGGAAGATTCCCCAAGATTTAAAGCCGGCGAAATTGAAAAGATTCCAGCAAGAAAAGAACTAATTTAATGGAATGGTTAGTCCCTATTGTCGTTGCTCTTATTGGTGGACCATTAGTTATTATAATACAAAATTTAAGAAAAGAAAACTCAGCAGACCATGCCGTAGTAAGAGGTTTGTTGGAAAGTGTTGTTACTCAAATAGATAAAGTTGATGACAAATTAGATAATCATATTTCCTGGCATATGGCAAAGACAAGAAGAAAGAAAATTGATGAAAGCTAAAATACAAGCTCCAAAGAAGATGAAGGTTAGCAAACCTACTAAATATAAGAAAATAGAAGTACCAGTTGTTAAAGCCGCTAAAAAAGAATTAACAAAAGCAGAAAAAAGATTAACAACAGCAAAGAAAAAACTAAAAGACCTAGTGAAAGAGAGCAAAAAAAAATGAAAGCTAAAAAGTCTGCAAAGAAGCCAACAATGACAGAAGCATTTAATGCCGCACAGGGCCCAGCAGTAGGAAGACCTTATGGTAAAAAAATGGGTTCTGGTAAGTCAGCTAAAAAGAAATGAAAGCTAAAAAAGGTATGGGCTTTAAAGCAGCTCAGAAACAAATCGCTAAGAAGGGCAACTATAGCATGGAGTCTGCAGGGGCAATACTTGCAAATGCTTCACGCAAGGCATCACCTGCCGCAAAAAGAAAGAATCCAAATCTTAAGAAAGTAAAAGGTAAATAATGTTTAAGCAATTACAATTTTCATACAATAATACTATTGCAACACCTTCTGGTGATATATGGAATCCAATTAATGTTGCTGGTTATGACACAATAGTTGTAACTGTAGAAGCACCAACAGGTTGGATTGGAAGTATTTCATTCTACGGTGGCGCAAATAATGACCAAACTTCACCAGGACTATGGTCACTTAATGATGCAGAAGACAACTCGTTGGTAACAGTAGTGGACAGCGTAACTGGTTCAACACCATCATATTATGCACACAACTTTAGAGGCAGCATTGCTGGTCTATCGGAGTTTGGTGTTTATTTTGCTAGTACATCAAACGTTCCTGCAATAGGTGAATTCAACGTATCAGTTGGATTATACGCAAGCGCTAAATAATGCGTCAATTTGTTTTGTATACAGCCAATGGACCTTTGTATAGGTGCGTTGACTGTAATGCATTTGTCTCTTCAAGAGAACATGTATGTGAACAAAACAATTTTGTATATACTGAAGCAGAAGTTGAAGAAATCAAACGAAGAGAACTAGAGGCGTAATGAAATATTCAAATACACCAATGGGTGAAGCATTCAAGATTGCTATTATGATTGGCAAGCCTGAAGAAGAAAAAGAAAAAGAGATGGAAGGTTTGCCAGAAGGTGTAACTAATCCTATTATTAAACTTGCTCCTGCAGAAGCTGATTACGTTGAATCTTTCTTTGATATAGTTGAAGAATATGGCAAATTAGCTGACAATGATGGTAATGGTATTTGGGTTGGTTATGTTCCAGCTGCACAAAATGAAATGAAATCTATGGGAGTTAAATGCTCTAACTGTGCTTTTTGGTGCCCTAAAATGAAAGGCTGCCATATCATTGTAGAAAAGGCTGAGCCAAATGGTTACTGCAGACTAGCTGCAATCGGAGAAG